CGCGTCCTTGAGCGCGAGATATCCCGCGTCGCCGTTGATGAATAGCATATCCAGAGAGACCGTCTGAGTCAGGCGGCCCATCAGGACCTCCTCGATTCGTCCGGTATCCTTCGAGGATATGTCGATAAGATTGTTCGATTCGTCGAAGGTCACGTCCCGCTGTCCGGCCGCGATCACAAACGACGGCGCAGAGACGCCGACGTCGACGAGGAGTAATACGTCTGCTCCATTGATTCCGCTCATACTTTTTTCTCCTTTTATATGGATTGAAACGGTCCCCGAATTGGCGACCTGGTAAAAAAGGTGGGCCGGTCAAAGGACTGGAGAGACCGGCCCGGTCCTGGCTCCCGAGGAGGAGAGAAGAACTCTCGACGGAAGCCAAGGTCGGATTAAGGCTGATAAACAAAGGAGACCGTCACGATCCTGGCCGTGATTTCTCCCTCGGACGGTCCGACCCGAGGGCCGGCAGCCGCCGTCTTCATATTGCTCGTCCCGATAGCGAGGACCGTCCGATGGAGGAGGTCCCGCACTCGATTGGCAATTTCCATGATCGGATCTTCGGAGCCGTCGTCGTCCGCGACGATCCAAATATCCCGAGTGACCGATCGGCAGACGAGGTCCTTCGCGGAGCTCCCTTCGTCCTCGACGTCCGAGACGTCGCCGTAAGTCCAGATATAGGGCCGGCTCGCGTCAGGAGGCACCGTCTTGGCCGTGAATATGGCCGACCCTGCGCCGAACGGAGCGAGAAGGCCCGCCAGTAAGCTATCGCCCGCCAGGACGTCGTATATCGCAATTGTGGTGATATCGGCCATTATGGATCTCTCGCGATGCCGACGCCGATCGGGGCTCGGCCGAGGGCGATCCGCCAGTAAGGTCGAGGCCCTTGATTAATATTTCTCCCGAGCCGGTCGGTCCCGACGAATCCAAATTCGAGCCGGCGCGAATAGACGACGTCGGTAAATACCCTGAGCGAGACCGAGAGCAGGCCGACCTTGACTTTCCATTGGAAATTCCGCTGGAGATTTCCGGTCCGCTTATGCGGAGATTCCCCGACCCTGCTCGCGGGAGGATAGGGCGTCGAGACAATATTCGCGAGGTCCGCGACGATAAATCTCCCGAGGGTTTTCATATTAAATTCGATCCGCTTCTTGACCTTTTTGGTGAAGGCCGCTTTGCGGATTTTCAATTGGAGTTTCGCCCGAGCCATCTATCCCTCCTGGATCTCCTCCGCCATAATCTTTCGATATATCGGGATCGAGGGCTCGATATTTTTTACGCGCAGGAAGAATTCCCGGCCGTCGAATAGGACCTTGTCGCCGATGCGGACGTCCTCCTTCGGCTGAAAATAAATCGCATGGGTCACTCGGCTCTCCTCTTTGCCGAGGCTCGCGAGGTCCTTCGCGGTCACCGGATTGACCCGCCCCGAGACCGTCGAGACGTCCTGGTAAACCTCCTCGAATCCGCCGTGACCGTTGTCGACGGAGGTCGACCGCTGGATCGTCACGGAATGGATGAGGAGATGCCCAATCGAGCGCGTCATATTTTGCTCCAATATTTCTGTACCCAATCCCCGAAGACCTCCGACGGCCTCGGCGAGCCGTGAAAGCAAACGACGTGAGCGGTCCGAGGGAGAGCCCCGCGGTCCCGGCAATGGACCTTATAGCTCACAATCTGCTCGGGGAATTCGTCCTGCCAGAGCCGTACCCAGGACGGCGGGATCAGCATTTTTACGAAGTCCTGGTCGCTCCGGTATTTCGATATGAAGGTCCGCGAGTCGGCCGCGAAGGTCTCGTATATCCGGGAGAGACCGTGGCTCGCGCACCAGCCCATGACCCCGGTCCCCCATCCCTCCCGCCGATAGAAGTCGCGGAGGACGATCAGGTCGCAGTCGATCGCGCCGGACAAATGCCCGACGTCTCGGACGATAATCGTGTCGAGGTCGAAGTATAGGATCGGCTCGTCCTCCCCGAAGAGGTCCGGCCGGAAGAGCTCGATCTTCGCCCACCATCCCGGCCAATCGTGCCGGAGCGGAATCCAATCTATCCAGGTCCGCCGGCCGGCTCTCGGGATATCGGTGAGACAAACGAATCGATGGGGCTCCCGGATCTTCTCGAAGCAGGCCCGCTCCAATCGAGCGACCCAGGTCTGGTCAAAGTCTCCGCCGCTCCGAAGGACGCAGGCGACCGTCAGCATCTCAGATATCTTTCCTGATTGATTTAAATTGCTCCTCGGTCATCCCGATCTCGTCGAGGAATTTCTCGATCTGGCTGGCGGTCAGGCCCTTGACTCCGATGCGGAGGCTCCGCGCCGCCCAGGAGATTCGGCATCGCAAGATGAAGATTTCCAGCCATCGGACGAGCCGCGGGATGCCGGCCGCTTCGAGGATATCCCAGGACAGCTCCCTGATCTCCTGGCGGAGCCGGTCCGTTTGCCATTGGAAGGAGCCCTTCGGAGGATTCGGCCAGGGTCCGAGGATATATCCGTCCTCCGGCTGCCAGCCGGTCTCGAAGGTCGTCCTCCACTTTTTACAATCGCGGCAGTAAGCCCGAGAGCCCTCCCGCGAGAAATGGAATCGAGTATCGACGTGCCGATGCGCCTGTCTCATCCGGTCTCCTCTCGCTTCGCCAGAGCCCGACGAGCCATCCAGCAAGGCCCGCAGAGTTGACCTTCCATAAATCCGTTCCAATGGCCGCAGCCGAGACAGGTCCGGCCGGCGAGTAATTCCTCGGTCGGCGTCAGGTCCTCGATATAGACCTCCAGGAGAGTCTCCGAGACCTTCATATCCTTGGTGACCTCCTCGCCCTTTTTCCGCTCGACCGCTTTGTCGAGGAAGTCCGCTCGCGTCATCCCTCCGAAGATTATGACCTCGCGAGTCGGGACGATATACCTGGCGAAGACGTAATCGGTGACCCGCGAGTCCGGCTTAACGGCCTGCCACTTTTTGACGTTGCAGGCATAGTTCCCGAGAGGCTCGCAGTCCGCATTTTGATTCATACATTTGACGTCGACGTTCCTCGGCGCGATATAGAACTCGACGTCGTCGAAGCGGTCGGGATCGTGGTCCCAATCGTGGTCGATCCCTTTCGCCGTCAGCCATCGGTCGAAGACCTCCTCGGCCAAGGGCCCGATCCAGGTCTCGTCGGTCAATCCGGGATCGGTATGAGGCTGCGCGTCTCGTCTCGCCTGGAAAGCCTGAGCCCGACAAATCTTCAGGTCGTCGACGATCTCCCGATGCCAGGAGGCCCGCAACGATTTAAAATCTCGTAAGTCGTTCATCCCTTGGATCTTATAACAATCCTATGACCACCAGGGGAGGTCTCGATATCCGAGCTCCTCCAGAAAGGGCCGGAGCTCCAATCCCTTACTTACCAAATAGTTATATCCATTCTCCGCGATCCCTTTTCGCAGGGCGTTGGCGGCCCCGGCTCGGTACGCATCCTTCAGCCGGTAATCGCCTTTGGTATTGTCGACGATCCGCTCCCGCTTCCATCGCTTGGCCGGCCGCCGATCCTTGAGCCCGAGATCGCTCTCGACCCCGAGGAGATACTTCGACATCTCGGCTTGGTCGAGGAGATCCCAAGGGACAAAGCGGACGTGGCCGAATCGCTTTATCGTCTCGAAGGAGCCGGCCAGACAGCACCAAACATCGACGAAGATCCGCGGCGAGAAGCGGACGCCGATCTCGGAGCTCCGGCCGTCGCGGTCCCCCCACTCCTGATAGGTGACCAGGCTGGCGAGCGGATCTCGTATCGGGATCAAGGTCGGAGTCGTCGCGAGCATTACCATTTGGGCGGCGTCGATCCGAGTCAGGTCCGATCGAGGATCGCGGACGAGGTGTTCGTGATAGACCATCTTCGGATGGAATTTCTCGGGATACTTCCCGCTCTCGACCTGGTGGACGATATCCTCTCGGCCGGCGAGAGCTTCGTGAGCGTGAGCCCGCTGGATAAATCCCTCGACGTCTCGATGCGAGAGGAGCCAGGCGAGGCTCGTCCAGGTCCCCGTATGATGCTGGCTGAGGCAATAAATCAAGACGTCCACCATAGGAGGTCCCGGTATCCCCGCCGCTCCAAGAAGGGCCGGAGGACCGGCTCGCAATCTCGGAGATATCCGACGGCCGCGATCGTCCTGAGCTCCTCGAAGTCGCCGGCCTCGTAAGATTCCCGGAGCGGATAGTCGCCGCTCGTATTCTCCCGCGGCAGGCCCGCCCTCGAAGGAGCCGGATCGGTGAGCCCGCATCCCTGGGCGATATCCCAGAGCCGCGCTTTGAAGGTCGCCGGATTCTTGGTCGGATTGGCCGAGGCCAGGTCCCAGGCCAGATACCGGATATTCTCGAATTCCGAGAATCGCTCCTCGGTCTCCGCGAGTAGACACCAACGATCGACGACGTCCTCCATCGGCCGGAATAGGCTGGTCCCGATTTGGCCGGTCTGGATCGCTCGATGGTGATAGCTCAAGACCGCCGCGAGCGGATCTCGAAGCGGGATTATTGTCGGATGCGCCCAGGCCAGGACGACCTGGCTCCTGGCTATCTTCCCGGCCTCCCGGTCGTCCGGCCGGACGTGCTCATGATAGACGGTCGCCGGCTCCCGGCCGCTCGTATAGACGTCCGTCGAGAGGAGGACGCCGTCGCAATCTTCGTGCGCGGCAAGCCAGGCCAGGACCGAGACCGTCCCGGTGTGGAGCTCCGAGAGGCAAAAAATCAAGGCGAGATCCTCTCGACCCAAGCGGCGACCTCGGCCTCGATCGGCTTCGCGGTCGATTGCCAAAAGTACCAGGCCCGCCTCGACGCCGGCGGACAGGAGAGACCCCAGAATCGCTCGTCGAAATACCGATTCCAGAATAGGAGGGTCTGCTTCTTCAGGACCGTCGCCATAATCGTATTCCCGGCCGGCCAGCCGATGACCCCGCGAGACCCGCGGAGCAGGGCGAACATCTCGTCGATCGAGGTCTCCCCGCAGAGATCGACTCCTCCGATCGCGCCGGCGAGCATCCCTGGCAGGCCGTTGCGATCCCATCGCGCCCCCATAAATACGACCTCGATCCCCCGCTCCTTTATGCCGCGGAGGGTCTCGGCGATCTTCTGGACCGGGAGCTCGTCGAGCCATTTCCGGTACATCCCATGCTCGACGAAATAGGCGACGACGTAAGGCCCGAAGCGGTCTCGATAGACGCCCTCGGCCTGCTCCTCCGCCTTGGACCGGAACAGCCTCGGGAACCAATCGGAGCCCCAGGCGGTCTCGATTTTGTCGATATCTTTTCCGAATCGCATGACCCCATTGAAGGCCATAAAATAATCGCAACCGGCGACCCGCTCGAAGAGATACCGGCCGTCCTGCATATACGCCTCCTGGAACTCCGAGCTCTGAACGGAATGCCGGACGTACCCGACGGCCGACGCCCAGGAAATCTTGCGTACCCAATCGAGGCTGCGCTGCTTGTCGTCGGGGTCTGAGACGTAAAGGTCGACGACCTCGACCCCGAGCTCCCGCTTCATAAATCCAGGGAGCTTGACGATTGACCAATACGAATCTCCGATCCCTGGCGGCAGGAGGATCGAGGGCCGATTCTCCTTCCGCTTGGTCGAGTAGAAGACGAGCTTCGAGTCGACCGGCCGCGTCCGATAGACGACCTCGAAGTCGGCCTGCTCCAGGAGGAGCGCGACCCGCTCCCCGGTCAGGAGCCAGATATGCTCGGTCGCTTTCCAATGGTGCGGAAATTCAAAGTCCGGCCAATCGAGGATAAACCAGCCGCCAGGCTTGAGTATCCGCCGGAGCTCCCGGAGGAATCGCTCGGGATCGACGACGTGCTCCAGGACGTCGTGACAGGTTACCGCGTCATAGAAATCCGTCGGGAAGCCGATCTCGAAGAGGTCTCCCGAATGGACGTACCACTCGGCCGCCTCCGGGACCTCCCCGATCTCCTGGCCGACCGCGTCGAGCCCTTTATTTTTGCAGGCCGTGACGAAGGCCGCATTGCCGCAGCCGACGTCGAGGATCGACCCGCGGAGTTTGTCCCCGTAAGCCTTGATGCGGAGGTCGGCGACCGCCGCGTCGTGCTCGGGAGTATGCGTATATACCAGGGCCGAATAGCTCTCGCGATACCAGGTCGCGAGCTCCTCCTCGGAGAGCCGGACCTTCTGGATCGTCGCCGCGCATCGCCGGCAATCGAAGACCTCGATCCCATGCTGACGCCGGCCGCGATAGGAGCCGTCGACCTCCGCCCCGCATATACATTCGGTGATTAACGATCGTTTCCGAGAGCCCAATCGAGAGACCTTTCCGGGAAATACGTGAGGGCCGACCCCTCCGTCAGATTGATTACGACCCCGCCGCCGATAGTCTCCAGCCGCTTGGCCGCCTTTTCGAACTCGGGGAGAAAGATGGAGACGTACCGATGGGCCGGAGCCTTCGGTCCGTCGTCGTATAGATTATGAAAATTGTTCCGGTCGCCGTCGCCGGCCATATCGAAGCCGAGCAGGAAGATCCGAGCCGCGCCCATCAGCCAGGCGGCATTGACCGCCGCGAGGCCGCTATTCCGCCCGCCGAGCAGCCGAGGGTCGATCGAGAAGACCTCGCCCGAGCGGTACGCCAGATTCGTGACCCCGGTCCGCCGGTACGCATCCCGATAGGGACCGCGCCCGATGAGCAGGCCGCCGAAGGTCTCTCGGACCTCCTCGCCCCGCCGAGACCACCAATGGAAATCGACGAAGACCAAGGCCCGCGCCCAGGGCGTGAGGACGAAAGCCTCGTTTGTCGCGATAACCTCTCGCCCCTCCAGCCGGCTGACGTCGAGATTCCGCAGGGTCGGCCCGCCGCCGAGGACGAAGACGTCCCTCCCTTCGAGGATTGGCGAGAGCCGGTCGTATCCCGAGAGCCAGGAGTCGTCCATTAAGGCGTCGTCTCCAGGACCTTTTTCGGTCCCAGGAGCCGGATCGTCCCGGCCTCGCCTTTGACCTCGACGGCCGCCCCCGATCGGAGGAGCCGGTCTCCGAATTCCTTTGTCTCCTCGACGACCTTCCCGGTCGGGAGGATGATTTTAATCTGTTTCATTCGAGCTCGCATTGTTCGAGGATCGTATCCTCCGAGACGGTCGCGGTCCCGTTATAAGTCCAGGTCGTCGGAGGAGGGTCGAGCTCCTCGGGACATAGCAGCATCGTTCCGTCCGGCTTCGTATAGACGTGAGCCGTCCCCATCGCCGGTCCGCAGCCGGACAGGACCAAGGCCAAAATAAAAAAGGCGACCAGCATAATTGTGATTCTCATATTGTCCAATCTCCTATCCAGAGTTTGAGAGCGACCGAGACGACCCAAGGCGCGAGGGCCGCGAGCACGATCAGAAAGTCCGAGCTCGGGAAGGCCGCCGGCTTCGCGAGCCATCTCGATTGGGGCTCGTATAGGACCGGCCCAGGCCGATACGGATTCTTCGGCCGCCGGACGAGTCCCGCGAATGGGAGCTCCCTCCGACACCGCTCCAGGAAGTCCCGATACTCGACGAGCTCCTCTCGATTCATCCAGGCCGGCGGCGGCAGCGGGACGACGCCCATTATGTTACCGGCCTCCGGTACGCCGCGAGGAGGCTCTGAACGGTCGCCGGGAGAGCCGGAGGCTGGCCGCCGGCTCCGGGGTCCGCCCGCTCGCCGGCCCAATCGCCTATCCGCTCTCGGATCAGTCCGGTATCCGGCTGCGCCTGGCGGATCGTCGCGACCTCCAGGATCGCCTGGATGATCCTCGGCGGCATCGTCGTCGTACCGTCGCTGTTGACTCGGTATCCCGCCAGGTAATCGAGGACGATCGTCGTCTGCTCCGGGAATAGATTATCGTTTCGGAGGATCGCCCAATTGGAGAAGATCTCGACCGTCGATGGGTCGAGGACGGTCCCGCCGACCGTCACCGAATTGATCGTTGTGATTGGACCGTCGTCGACCTCGATAGTCGGCTTCGGCCGCGAGAGCGGTCCGGTCACGGTGACCTGGTGCTCGACGAGGGTCTGGGCATCCATCCAGGCCGCGACCGCCTGCTCGCCCGCGCAGAGCGCGGCCTTGGCCTGAGCGACCGCCGTCTCGTTGTCGAGGTCGATCGGCTTTTGAGAATAGGCTTGAAGCTGCGAGGTCGACGCGAATACCGGATCGTTAAGTTTTACCATCGGCTTTTACCTTGGCGGCGACTATCCGCCTGGCGAGAGCGAGTCGGGCGTCCATTGTCTTGGACGGATTCTTCCGCTTCTCGTATAGCTGGAGATACTCCTCCGGCCCGACGCGCATAGGCCAGGTCGGGATCTCGACCGGAGCGGAAGGAGTCTCGACGCCGGCGACGTCAGCCGCCTTGATATCGGCGGTCTCGACCGGCATCTCGCCCTCCCCGACCAGCCGGAGTTTGTGAGCGAATCGAATATAAATCTCGTAAGGGATCAGGCTCGGTTTGTCCCCGACCGAGAGACGACGCATGACGCCGCCGAGCGAGACAGGGATCGACCGGCCGTGAGTCACGACGACCGAAACAAATCTTGGCATTTGGGAGCTCTCCTCTCGGCTCCAAGATAGCAGGTCCCTCGGATAAAAAATAGGGGACGCCCCCGCGGACGCCCCCTCCCCGATTAATTGATGGTCAGCGGAATATCGAATCCGTTCACGACCGGGACGCCGGTCGCATAGTTGACATCGGTCCGCGCAGAGAGCGTGTACTCGATGACCCGCCGCCGCGGGATAAACTCGGAATCGATTCGGAAGACCCGCTGGACGCCCCAGAAAATATTGGTCGTCGGCGTCAGGATGCCGCGACGCGAGGCAGACTTGATATGGGTCTCCGGGATGATCGGGATGCCGAAGTACCGCAGAGCCGGGAAGCCCTGGATCAGGACCTGGTCGCCGAGAGCCGTCTCCCGCTTCGAGACCTCGTCCGCGTACTTCTGCGCGAAGGTCACCGCCATCCAATAAGCGTGATCCGTCCGACCGAGGAATTGGTCGGGCATCTTCTCCAGGAGATTCTGGAGGACCTGCGTATTGGTCGTGCTCGATCCCTCGTCCGAATCCGTGATATCGCCGTCGACCGAATTCTGGAATTTGAGCAGGAGCCCATCGTTGATCGAGATAAACGGATCGGAGCTCGCCTCGTCGCCGTTCCAGACCAGGTCGTTCGAGTCGTTCCCGAAAGCCGTCGCGATGATTCTGGCGATATGGCTCTCCGCCCCCGCCCTCTCGATATTGTCTTCGAGGAAAGTCATCGTGATATCTTCCGCGAGGATCGTCTCGACCGTGTCCAGGGTCTGCCGGTGAGTCGTCACCGAATCGGCCACCGTCGGCGCGGTCGCCTCGACCGCCTTTCGGATCTTGCGGACCGAGACCCGGAGCTCGTCGGTGTGTCCCTGCGGAGCATTCATCCGAATCGTGACGACCCGCGAGAGCGTCGCCTGCTGCTCGATTACGAAATCGATGAAGGCGTCCGCGACCTCGGCCGGGAGCTTCCCGCCTGTCGCGAAGAGGCCAGACCCGAGTACCCGCTCCTCGACGTTGTCGAGACCGCCCATCCAATACGAGCGAAGGTACGCTTTGAGCTCGGGCGTCACCTTGACAAAGCAGCCCTTGAAGTCGAGCTTCTCGGCCGGATCTCCCGCCGGGACGACGACCTGGGAGGCGATCGCCAATCGGACCTGCTCCTTCAATTCTCCCTGGCCGGCCTCGGCCTCGTCGAGTCTCGCCTCCAGGTCCTTGACGACCTGAGCGTCGGGAGCCGTCTCGCCATGCTTGGCGATCTCGACCAATTTCAGAGAGACCTCTCCGAGAGACGCCTCCATCTTCTTGAAGTCCTCGGCCGTCTCGTCGGACAAGACCTGCCGGACCTCCTCGACGGTCTCGCCCTTGAAGGCGGAGAGCTCGTCTTTCACCGCTTGCTGAATTTCTTCTTTATTCATGATTTGTCCTTCCTTGGAAGTTTGAGATTTGAAAACGGAGCGGAGCCGGAGGCGTCCGCGGTATCAGCCCCGGAGGGCTTTCTGCTCATCGGCCCAGGCGCGGATCGCGCCGCCGATGATATCGCTCGCGGAGCCGATGTCTGCGCCGTCAGGCGGAGGCTCTTCGAGGCTCGGAATTTTTGGTAATAGATCTTCGATCAGCCGCTGCTCGACCGGAGCTCGGAAACTCCATCCCATATCCTCCTGCCAGGCCCAAGAGCCGTGAGGATTATGCCGGACCTGGACGCCGTACTCGGCCGGAGCTTCGGCTTCGAGATATCCAAACATCGAGCGGACCAGGGCCTGGGCTTCGGGATTGGCCGGGACCGGGACGAGCGAGATTTCCAGGAGCTCGATCTCGTCGAAGACCTTGATCGTCTCCTCCCCGACCGTCAGGGCGTGATCCTTCTTCGGGATAAATCCAATCGAGGTCATCCCGAGTATCCCCTCTCGGACCATCCCCTCGGCCATTACCGCGAAGGGATTTATCTTCGAGAAGCGGACGTCGATATCGGTCGCGAGTCCGGTCTCGGTCTCCTTCTTGTCGCCGGCGAGCTTCCTCTCGAATTCGACGATATCCCGACCGACGACCTTCCCGAGCTGATTCTCTATCTTGGGAGCTCCTCCGAGCATCCCCTTGAACGAATCGTGACTCCAGATAAAGGCCCCGCCGAAATTCGAGAAGTCGATCCCCCGCTGCGAGACGATCGTCCGATGCCGGTCGATGACGTCGGTCGAGGCTCGGAAGCGGAGTATCGGAGCATTGGCCGCCGCCCGTACCAGGCCGCCGGTCGAAGAAAAGTTACTCGGTAATTTCTTATCCATCGATTCCTCCTCGGCCCCTATCGAGGCCAATCTTCGTTTCGGTTTCACGTGAAACAATCGAGCCCGCGGACCTCGCCGTAAGTCTCGACTGGCACAGGATTTGCAGGCGTTTTTCTGTGCCACTCGGCCCGATTCTGTCAATTATAATTGACGGCCGCCGGAGCTCCCTCGCCCATCCAAGAGACGAGCCGGCTGCCGGAGCCGGAGATCGACCCCGGCCGCCCGAGCTCCGCCGGCCGCCGGTCAGGATTCGAGTTGACGGTAAGCGTCACTTTTCAGAGCCGCCCGAGGTCTCCCGAGCCGCCGAGAATGTGGCTTTAATGTCACACATTTACGAGCATTCGCTCTGCTTCTCGGGACCTCCGATATCCGCCGTCCGGTCTCCGAAACGATCCACTCGAAGTCGTCCCACGATCAAAACTTCCGAGAGCGTTTCACCGTCCGAGTACGCCGGCCGCCTTATCGAGGTCGCGTCCCGCCTCGGCGATCCTGAGCGAGTCTTCACCTATGCAAATATTCCCGAGCCCGAGCACATATTCGGTCATCGGTATCCCACCAATCTGCCGTTTTTGGGTGGCAATTTTCGTCACTCTTTTGTGCTTTTCACCGAGCCGCATATATGCTTCTCGGGAGCCGAGATCGCCGGTCCGACCTCCGAAACGATCCACCCGAAGTACCCTCACAATCGAATCTTCCGAGCGGTTTTCACCGCCCGAGTACCGATAGGGCCTTCGGGACCTCGCGCCCCGCCTCGACCAACGTGAGGATAAATGCGACCGTGGCTTTAAAGAGACACTTTTAAATGGATATCACCGCCCCGCATTCGTGCTTTTTCTGGCATTCGATTTCGGCGGTCCGGCCGGCGAAACGATCCACCCGAAGGGAGCCGAGGATCAAAACTTCCGCGCCCATTTCAGTCCTCGGATACCCAGGCCGCCATCGGGAGGTCCCTGCTCGTATCGACCAACGTGAGGATAAATTCGACCGTCTCTTTAAAGCAACACTCTTTCTGCTTCTCACCAATTCGGCATTCTTTGGGAGCCGATATCGACGGTCCGGCCGCCGACACGATCCACTCCATTTATCCTCACCGTCGTCCCTCTCGGATCAAATTCACCGACCGAGTACCGATCCCTCCTTCGGGACGTCCCTGCTCGCCTCGACCAACGTGAGGGCCGATCCGAATTCCATTCATTTTGCCGAGCCGATATCGGGGTCGCGCCCTCGAAACGATCCACTCGAAGCTGCCCGAGGATCGAAACTTCCGCGAGATGTTCAGCCGGCGAGGGTCTCGACCGCCTCCGGGACGACCCTGCCCACCTCGACCAACGTGAGGATAAATGCGGCCCTGCCGTTTTTCGTCACTTTTGGCCGGAGCCGAATGGTTATCACATTCTTAACATTCCACCCGAGAGGATAGGGACCTCGCGAGATTCCAGCCGGCATCCAGGGCAGGAGGCTCCTCGTCCCGCTCTTTTCACCGAGGACGACGTCGGCCCCTCCCAGGTCCTTCCTGCTCGCCTCGGCCATCCTCGTCGTAATTGCGATGACCACATCGCCGGCGGTCCCGAGATCCGCCCGCCCGAGCCGGCCGCCGGCCCCGAGCCCCTTTTTTTATAGCCCGACAAAAGGCCCCGCCCCGAGAGGAGGAGCTCCGCGAGCCGAGCCGTCTATCCCTATCGACCGAGGAGGTCCGAGAGCTCTATCCCTATCGACCGAGCCGATCCTGCTCGCCTCGGCGATCCTTCCGCCCCTTTTTCGATCGTTCCTGGCCTGGGCCGTAAGCGCAGGAATTTTTTCCTGCAAACCGGAAGGCAGGAATTTTTTCCTGCGGATTTAAGGCAGGAAATTTTTCCTTCCCTTATTTTGCAGGGAAATTTTTCCTGGAGAATTTTTTAAGGAAAATTTTTCCTGGGAAATTAAGGCAGGAAATTTTTCCTGCGCTTATCGGTCAGGGAAATTTTTCCTGGCCTGACGAGCCTGAGCGTCAGGAAGGGTCAGGAGGTCTCAGTCCTCTCCGGCCTCTCGGAATCG